GACGAGGACCTGGCAACGCTCGACGACTTCGAGCAGTCCATCAGCATCGGACAGGGCGACGAGGCGCTGGCGAAGTTCGCCCAGAAGGGCGAGGCATCGCTAACCAACGCCCGGAAGCATCTGCGGACCTTCAAGAGCTTGCAGGACAAGGGCGTTCGATTTGCGGATGGCGTTGACGATCCCGCCAACTTCATCGACATTCTCACCAACGAAACCAATACCGAAAACTGAGAGGGTAAAAAATGGCTGCACTAACAGCATCAACAACGATCACCAGCCGAAGCCGTGGCCTGCAAGAGCAGGTTGTAGTTAGCGGCGACACGATCTACAGCGGATCGCTTGTCGGCCTGGGCGTGGGAATCACCCCTGGCTATCTCGTCCCCTGGGGAACAGGAGATGGAACGACCGCCGAGATCGCCTTCCTGGGCCTGGCAATCATCACGGTGTTCGACACCGATTCCGATGTACTCGACTACGCCATCGTCGGCGATGGGACCGAGACTTGCCCGGTGGACACCTCCGGGATGTGGCTCAAAGGACTGACAGACGGAACCGCGATCAGCATCGCATCTGTCGGCCTGCCTGTGTTCAGCCCGGACGACAACCCGGCCAGCATCACGACCACCAATACGGGGGCCGTCGATCCAATCGGAACCCTGATGAAGCTCTTAAGCGATGCCGATGACACCTTCGATTGCTGCCTGTTCACGCCGAACGAGGCGTACAGCATGAGAAACCGGACGGGCCTGTAAGCCTTGATTTTTTCCATAAATTCAATAAATATTAAACTTTTTCAGGAGTCATAAGTCATGGCACAGCCTATACTTGCGGGGGCAACTTTCGCGGCGGGAATTCTTGCTCAGGCTTTAGGAACTTATAAGCAGCAATTTGAGGTCTCAAAAAATCGCCTTGGGGGTTGCATGGAAATCGACTATCCATCGACTCGTCGCGAGGAAATTTATGCATATATGACCACTCCTCCATTTCTAAATCGCTGGCCGGTAGGTCAAAATATGGAAATGGGAACATTTAAGGGGGTGCGCTATACCTGTTTAAATCACCGTTGGGCGCAAAGTGTGTCCTGGAATGCTTCAGACGCGGCAGACGACCAATTAAATTCCCTCCTGCTGACAGCGCGTCAAATCGGCCAGAACGCGGCGCAGCTCGATGAAAGGCTATTTTTCCAGGTCTTGACCGGGACGACCGATACGGACCTCCTCCCATCGGCGACCCCCAACGCCCCGGACGGCGTGGCGCTGTACAGCGCGACCGATGGGGCGGGCGGCGCACGTTTCGGCGTGTCGGGCGGAAACATCGTCACAGGGAACATCGACACGGCCATCGAATGTCGAACGGCGTATTGGACAGCCCTGGGGCAGTTCCGCAATATGCAGGACACGCAGGGGCAGCCCCTGCACGATGAGGCCGTGATCGACGGCCCCAAGATCCTGATCTACGGCGCAGCCAACGAGCAGGTCTTCCGCGAGTCGTTCATCCAGAACCAGGTCGCGGGCCAGGCCATGACAGGCGCAACCCCATCGGCCTCAAGCTCTGACATCGCCGCGTCCTCGAACCTGATCCAGGACAGCGACCAGGTCCCGAGCCTGTGGAGTACCCAGCGCATCAGCGACAACAACTCTTACCTGTTCCTGGAAAACTCGCCCATCAAGGCGATCTTCTCCCAGCTTCGGGAGCCGCTGCGCGAACAGGTCGCGACGATGGACAATTCTGACATAGCCAGGGATTCCGGGGTCGAGTCAGTTCGCTTCTGGCTCCGAAAGGGCGTATCCCCGAACCTGCCATACCAGACGATAAACCTTAATGTATAAAGGGTTTATGACTTTTTGCGCTAATTCTTAACAAAGGGGAACACGATGGCGAAGGCCAAGAAGAAGGCGGCGGAGTCCGTGGAGACTCCAGCCGCTGCGGAAACGGCAACGGCGACAATTGACGACCAGGGCGCGACGAAGGCGCAGACCGTCGAGGGCATCAGCTTCGAGGGTGAAAAGCGTTTTTTCATCGGCATCAAGAATAACGGGATGACCGATCCGCCTTGCCTCGCCGTAACCCTGGCGGGCGTGTCGGTCCCTGTGAACACCGCGCAGATCGAAACGGTCGATGATGGCGGCGACAACTGGCTCACCCTGGGCGGCAAGCTCAAGGGCGACTATCGGGATCTGACCGCCGACACGCTGAGAGCCGTCCTCCGCGCCCTGAGCTATCGCCGCGTCCGATGGTTTAAGAAAGAAGATGGCAGCGTCCGCCGCGCCTACGTCTACAGCTTCCAGCCGACCGGCGGGATGTCCGCCAATGTAAAGATCGAAGATACGGAGCCGCTGGCGGCCTACGTTGTCATCATCCCCCTGGCGGACGCGGTCCCCGGCCAGCGCGACCCGGAAAAGGAGGCATCCTGCCTCGACCTGTACCCGGAGCTGGCGGACCCGATGAAACCCGAATGAGAGAGTAAACGATGCCAACCCAGGACCAGGTCCAGACGCTCATCTCCTCACAGGTTGGACTCCTCCAGAATCTGTTCGCTGACAACACCTGGAACGCCGACACCTTAACGATGCGCGGCGACATCCAGGATGCGTTCCTACTCGCCCCGGAGATCGAGGAGGCGGTCGCCGCGACCCGCGCCATCCTGTCGTCGGCCCTGGGGACTTCTGCGGACATCCTGACCCCGGGCCTGGTGGAGTATGCGCGGCTGTCCGATGGCGCGACGACCCCGGTAAAAACGCCCTGGGCCTTTACGGACGCGCAAAGCATCATCGACCGCCTGGCGCGCTTTATGGACGATGCAGGCGAGTCGGTAGTCTCGCGGAATGTAACCTTTGGCGATCCAGGCGCATCGCCGGGCGGCTCCAATGTAGGCGGCGGGACCATCGTGCAGGTTACGGAGGACGCGGACACCTACACCATCGAGAGCGTCCCCGACGATGAGGACATAAAGGCCATCTGTATATCAGACCGCAACAGCGGCAGCCCCATACAAGAGGAGCTTTTCCAGTTCCAGGGCGGGGCCGCCGCCATCGACAACCTGGCGCACGAAGGCAGCGGGCGCGTCCAGACCATCAAGGGCTTGAGCGCGGCGGACTCCACGGCGTTTATTGACAATCCATCCTTTACCGACTTCGCGGGAACAGCGGGAACGCCGACCGACATCACAGGCTGGACGGTTTCCGCTGGTGTAATCGGCGACCTGTCGCTGGATACCACGGTATACCGCAGCTTTAGCGGCGAGGGGTCCACGCCCTACAGTCTGAAATTCTCCGGGGGGGTAACAATAGAGCAGTCATTTTCCGACCTGGGAACGACCTTCACGACCGATCAGCCGTACCTTGTGCAGGTCGCGTACAATACGGAGGGGGCCGTAACCACGGGCGATCTCGTCATCACGCTGGGATCTAATTCCACGCTTATCGAGCTGGACGGCGATCCGAGTGGATGGAACGTGATCCAGATCGCATTGACCGCCGAATCCTGGCTCCGGTCCTTCGACAAAAACGATGCGAAGTTCTCGATCCAGACGACCGGCAGTTTTTCCGGTACGCTGTTGGTCGATGACGTAACCATCGGCCCGATGACACGCTGGGGGACGGGACAGTTCTATTCCGTCATCGGAGACACGACCCCATTTCTGATCGATGACTCGTTTAAATGGAATGTCGCCTGCCACGCTACCACGGCGGGCTTCGTCAACCTGTGGCTGTATGAGGCGTTCGGGCGCTACCTTCCATCGTCCGGTTCTCCAACCTGGGCGGACCCGAGCTGATGGCCGCCTTAGATGTAGAAGTCACGGATCGCTACTCGACGCAGTACATCGTCAACCTGACGCGGCCCGACGATCCCAGCGAAACGACCGTAGACAGCGACCGCATGGATGCGGCTGTCGCTGATACGAAAGCGGACTTCGCCATCGAGGTCGGCCTGGAGTACGAGGCAGCGAACACCACGCACATCGTCATCGGCGTGGAGGGTGTGATCGTCCATCTCCTGGAGCGTACAGGGCGCGGCGAGAAGACAACCCGCGAACGATACGACCGCTACATCGAGCGCCTGCGGTCCCTGCGCGCCCGCATCCTGCCAGGGACCACATCGAAGGTCGTCCCCACGCCTGAACGCGGCAACCCTGTCCGCCCGATCTTCGATTCCCCGCGCTTCGACGGCGTGAACCCAGATGCGCCTCACGGGGCCACATCCATCGGAGAATAAGCGATGCCGTTACCTCCTCGACCCGTCCCCGGT